CGATGCCACGCCGAATCATTGGGTACTGAATCAATTCAATGCCTTTGTCGAGATCGACGCGCTTGGCGCCGATGATTGCCTTGTTGATGAAAACAACCATCTGCGACCGATCGTCGAACGCACCGAGCACGGCCGTGGTACTGTTTACAACCTTACAGTTGAAGGTCACCACACCTTCATTGCCGGTGGCATTCGTGTTCATAATGCAGGCCTTGGTTTAGGCGTTGCCGGAGCTGGTGGTGTCGGAGGCGGCAAAGGCGGAGGCGGGCGCACACCAACAGAAGAACGCGACAGCCTTGCGTCTAGTCAATATGCAAATCTGCTGGACCTGCTCAGTGAAGGTGAAATCCAAGGCCTGAAGAACGACTATCAATCAATCTTTCTTGGCAACACGCCACTACAAAATCCAGACGGTAGCTTTAATTTCCAAAATGTTACAGTTTACACAACAAATGGAACGCAAAATCAAGGCTACATTCCGATTTCCACAGCGATTGAAGACGAAAAACCTGTAGGTGTAACAGCGCAGCAAGATGTACCACTTGTCAGGACAATCACTGATACAAATGTTGACGCAGCGCGAATTACGATTACCGTACCACAACTTCAGCAGTTTACAGATGAAGGCGACATCTATGGCACCAGCGTAAGGCTGCAGATCGCCGTTCAATACAACGGCGGTGGTTATACTACCGTCATTGATGACACCATAGCGGGCCGCACTGGTGATCAATATCAGAGAAATTATCTTGTGAATCTTACTGGTGCGTTTCCAGTTGAACTGCGCGTATTGCGTATCACGGAAGACAGCACCAGTGCAAAGCTCGTCAATGCGTTTAACTGGACAAGTTACACCGAACTTACCTATGCAAAGCTACGCTACCCAAACAGCGCCCTAGTTGGCATCCGCGTTGATGCTGAGCAATTCAGCAGTATACCCCAGCGCTCCTACCTCATTCGCGGCATCAAGGTAAAGATACCGAATAACGCCACGGTTGATCAGACTGATGGCCGGCTGATTTATAGCGGCATCTGGAACGGTAGTTTTGGTGCCGCGCAATGGACCTCAGATCCAGCTTGGATCCTATGGGATTTGCTTACTTCCACACGCTACGGATTCGGGGATCACATAAGCGCAGCGCAGCTTGATAAGTGGGCTTTTTATTCCGCTTCGCAGTATTGCTCCGAGATTGTACCCAATGGCTTCGGCGGAGATGAGCCACGGTTCTCTTGTAATGTAAACATCCAAACCGCAGAAGAAGCCTACAAGCTGATCAATGATATGTGCTCGGTATTTCGAGCTATGCCTTATTGGTCCACTGGTAGCCTTACCGTCAGCCAGGATCGCCCATCAGACCCTGCCTACCTCTTTACGCTGGCTAATGTCACTGAGGACGGCTTTAGTTATTCAGGCGGCAGTCTTAAGACACGGCCTAATGTAGCAGTTGTCAGCTATCTAGATCTGGCGTCTAGGGATATTGCCTATGAAGTGGTAGAAGATGCTAGCGCCATCGCAAAATATGGTGTCGTTAAAACAGAGATCAGTGCATTTGCTTGTACCAGTAGAGGCCAGGCAGCAAGGATTGGTGAATGGTTGATTTACACCGAAAACTACGAAGCTGAAGTGATCAATTTCACGGCCAGCATTGATGCTGGCGTGGTGGTTCGCCCTGGGCAGGTGATTGCCGTCAGTGATCCCGTGAAGGCTGGTGGCCGCCGTGGTGGACGCATTGCTTCGGCTACTACTACTGCGATCACGGTTGATAATGCCACGGGCCTGACGCTTGGCACGGCACCACAGCTTTCAATCATCACGCCAAGCGGAACGGTTGAATCACGATCTGTCAATAGCATTGTCGGCAATGTGATTACTGTTGCATCACCATTTAGCACAGCGCCGAACAACAATAGCGTGTGGCTCTACGAAACCTCTGACATTCAAACCTCGCTATGGCGCGTGCTATCAGTACAAGAACAAGACCTAACACAATATGCCGTTAATGCCATTGCATACAACCCGTCAAAATATGACTACATCGAACGCGGCGATCCACTGCAGCAGCGTGATATTACCAATCTGAATGTTATTCCGGAAGAACCAACCAATCTACAAGCCACGGAAACTCTCTACGAAGAACAAGGCCGTGCGTTTGCAAAGATTATTCTGAACTGGCAACCAGTCGTTGGCGTTAAGCAGTACCGCGTGAGATGGCGTGCTGAAAACGGCAACTGGTTCACAACTGTTGTTGAAAGCCCAGACTATGAAGTAAGGGAATCAGCGCTTGGCATTTATCAGTTTGAAGTGTATAGCTTGAATGCAGCTTTGCGGCCATCAGTGCTGCCGGCTTCGCTGACCTTCCAAGCATTTGGCAAGACTGCTCCCCCCGAGGCCGTCAGTGGAATTTCGCTGATCCCTGTTGACGAAGCAAGTGCCATCTTGAGCTGGAACCGCAGCACTGAGCTGGATGTGCTCTTGGGCGGCAAGGTATTGATTCGCCATAGCACGCTTACTTCTGGGGCTTTATGGGATGAAAGCCAGGATGTTGTTGCAGCGGCCGCTGGGAGTCAAACCCAAAAGCAAGTGCCGCTGCTTGAAGGCACCTATCTGCTGAAGTTTGAAGATGATGGCGGCCGGCGATCCAATGCAGCCACCACGGCAGTTGTTGACCTACCAACGCCACAACCACGCCTTTTGGTTCAAAGCTACCGCGAAGACCAGGAGAGCCCACCGTTCTCGGGCAACCTCACCAATATGGTTTATAGTTCAGAGTTTGATGGCTTGATATTAAACCTAGGACAGTTCATTGATGATCTGCCAGGTTTGTGGGATGATATTGCAAACGTTGATGGCGTTAGCAGTAGCCTGGGCAGTGGTGAGTATGAATTTGGCAGCACGTATGATCTTGGTGGAGTATTTGACCTAGACCTTCGTAGGTACTTCGTTACAAGGCCATTTGCGCCAGGCAATCTCTGGGACGATCAAACTGATTTGATTGATCTTTGGCCATCAATTGATGGTGACGTGCTGGACCAAGTAAATGCACGTCTTTATGTGAGATCAACTCCTGATGATCCAGGCTCATCACCAGTGTGGAGTGACTGGCATGAATTTGTTAATGCCATTGTGCGAGGGCGTGCGTTTCAATTCAAAGTGATCGCAACAAGCGACTCCGAGCAAGAGAATATCATCATTGATGAACTTGGCGCTGAACTTGAGCTACAACAACGCATTGAACAGTCCGCTCAGCTAACAAGCAGCGCTAGCGCTTATGCCATAACGTTTACGGACGCCTTTTATCAAACGCCATCTCTTGGTATCACGGCTTATAATATGGGCAGCGGCGATTACTTTGCAATTACGTCTGAAACCCGCACGGGCTTCACGGTGACTTTCCGCGATTCAGGCAACAATGCCGTGAGCCGAAACTTCACCTATACTGCAATAGGATACGGGAGGCAAATCTGATCTGTGGCACAGCACGACTACAACATTGCCAACCAATCCGGGGCGGCATTCAGGGCCGACCTGAATAATGCGCTGGCTGCAATTGTCAGCCAGAACAGCGGCGCGGCTGAACCAAGTACGACGTATGCATACATGCCATGGGCTGATACCACCAATGGCTTGTTCAAGATTCGCAATGCTGCGAATAGCGCATGGATCACGCTTTATCAACTAGATGGCGAATGGAGTGCCATCCCACTTGAGGATGGTTCGGCCACTGCGCCACCGTTGTATTTCAAAGACAGCGGTACAGATACAGGTATCTTCAGCCCAGGCGCTGATCAATTTGGCATTGCTACTGCTGGAGTAGAGCGTGTTGAATATGGCACCAGTGAAGTTGTATTTAATGATGGTGGCCTAGATTATGACTTCCGTGTTGAAGGTGACACTAAGGCCAATCTATTTAAGGTGGATGCTGGCACTGATGCCGTCAGCATTGATGGCAATTTCCGTGTTGAAGGTGACACTAAGGCCAATCTATTTAAGGTGGATGCTGGCACTGATGCCGTCAGCATTGATGGCAATTTCAGCGTAACGGGAAGTTTTGACATCGCCAACCTCAACGGCGGCCCGCTGGCTGGCTTCCGCAATGTCATCATTAACGGCAACCCCACCATCAACCAACGGGACTATGTTTCCGGCACTGCTACTAGCGGAGCTAACCAATACACTTTAGATCGCTGGCGAG